TCCTCACCGCTATGGCCACACCGGCCGCTGCCGCCGCCCCTACGGCGAGCAGCCCGACGCCGATCTGCGTCATGACCTGGTTCTGCGCCTCGAACTTCGCCTTCGCGTCCGCGGCAGCCTTCCCACCCTTCTCGGTGGCCTGCGTCGCCTCACGGAACCCGGCGACGTAGTTCGCCACCTGTGCCTGGAGAGTGACCTTCACGACGCGATCGACCAAGGCACACCTCCGAAGGGGACTCAGTTATGGGAAGATCAGCGCATGAAGATGCGCGTGGGAGTTCTGCTGATCGGCGCGGTACTGCTGCTACCCGGGTGTGCATCACCGAGCTCTGCGCCGTCCCCGAGTGCGACCGTTGACCCCGAGGCGACGTTCCTCAGCGAGTTGCGCGACACAAAGGCGTTCTTCGGCTCGACCGATCAGCAGCTCATCACGATCGGTAAGGACGTCTGCGATGCGCTTGCAAATGGGTCCACGTATGCCGACGCCAAGAGCATGCTCGGGGTCGCTGGACTCGACTCGTCCGATGCGGAAACGGTCATCTTCGCGAGTGCAGAGGCGTACTGCCCGGACCAGGCTCGTTAGCCCATAGGTGCGTAGGTCTTCTTCTCGACGGTGAAGTACATGCCGTTCATGTTCGGCGGGTTGTCCTTGCCGAACTTTGCCCGGTACGCCTCCTCAGCATCCAGACGCGACTTTTCCGCCCAGTTCGTGAATGGGCCATGCGCGATATACCGGATCGGATTCCGGGATTCGTAGTTCTCCGGGTTCGCGTCCTCCGACGTGGCCTCCGCAATTGGAAACCCGTTGGGGTCGAGTTGCTTCTCGTACTCGCTGAGCGCGAGCAGAAGGTCAACCTGCTCCGTGTCGAATGGCGACTCCGTCACCGTCATCGAACGAGCCAGCCTGCCCTGATCGTCGTACTCGTACTCGGTGATCTCCACCGGAGACCAGCCCGACAGAACCCTCGGGGCAACCCCCAACCGGAGGGCGAGCTTAAGCTCGTCCCTCAGGCGGGACGAGTCGCCAATTCTTTTTTTAGCTGCCCCACCCGACTGTCGGGGACGTAAACGTTCAGCTCCCAGATCGCCGACTCGATCCGCGCCTGCTCCGACCCGGCAATCGTCGCGAACAAATCCGCCCACTGGTCAACGGCCGGTTCCGACTCGGTAGCCGGAGTGACCTTCAGCGGGATCAGTTCGTCCCCCTCAACTCGGACACCGTTGATGGGGGCGGCGAGCTTCGCGGCGAGTTGCAGGTTGTACCCGTAATACTCGTCCAGCGGAGCACCCAGACGGGCTGGACAGCGGGCGGTGATGTCCGTCCACACATCCCCCGGCAGGCGAGTGAAGCGAAGGGTGATCAGCGATTCCGCCGACTCGGCGATCAGCTCGTCCAGTTGTGCTCGGATCACGTCCGACTCGTCATCGGTAGCCGTGAGGCGCTGATCCTGCGCAGCACGCGCCTTCGCCGCGTCGAGCGCTTCCCGAAGCTGCTCCCGCTTCTCCGACAGGTCACTGTCGAGCAGCACCTGCACATCCCGGGTATCCTTCGGCGCAGCCTTCGCCGCTGCCAGGCGCTCATCGAACGAAACCATGCCTCTACCTCTCCACCGTTCCACCGAATGAGAGAGCCTGTGCGGCCGGCCGGTGGAACCGACCGCACAGGGGTTATTACGCGGCGAGAGCGACCGGGGTGCCGACGACACCAGTGATCGCAGCCACCTGGGTGATGGTGAACTTGCCGGTGCCGTCGCGCGGGCCAGCGATCTGAGCGCCGAGGGTCACCGGGTAGACGCGGACCTTCTGCGACGCCGCCGCCAGGGTCGCGTTCGGCACACCAGCACGCTCCACCAGGTACCCAGAGGTGCCCCCCGTGAGGACGACGGCCGCAGAACCGGCAGCAGTCGATTCCACATACTTGAGGGTCAGCCCGGCGGTCGTCTTCCCCAGCGACTGAAGCCCCTGCGGGAGAGTGAGACGGTCGTCGGTCAGGATCTCCTGATCACCGGTCGGCGTCCACCCGTCCGTGGTGAACGAATAGGTGATGCGGAACGAACCCGCGGCACCAAGTTCCGTGGAGGCCTTCGGGGCGGAGATGTCCGCGATGGTCGGAACCCACCAGATGGTGAGATTGCCCGACTGGTCAACAGCGGGCGGGACCTGGTCCGGAGTGTCTGCCATGAGGGGGTTTCCTTTCGTTTTCCCCCAGTGGCGGGGGTTGATTACTCCCGGAGGAACCGAGAGAGGTGGGACGCTCCGTACCAGCGGTCGCCCTTGCTCGCATTGCAGCGCGCACAGGCTGGACGGAAGTTGGCAAGGAGATGGGCTCCGCCCTTATTGAGCGGCTTGACGTGATCTAGGGATGTCGCTGGGCCGCTGCACATCCAGCAGCGGTAGCCCCAGTACGCCATCCGAGCGGCTAGCTGATCGTTGGTGAATGGGACGGTGAAGGCGTTGCGCTTCAGCGCTCGATAACGGCGGACATTCTCAGTCGCCCTGATCGGATCCCGTGAATGGCGGATGGCCCGAGACTTGGCCGCAAGTTCTTTGCGGTGTGCTACATATGCGGAATTCGAGGCCCGCCGCCTCCAACGCTCTTTCTCTTTGCACTTCTTCGAGCAGAAGCGCGAGTACGTGAACCGAGGCATGAACTCGGTCGAGCACACCGCACAGTGGATCGGAGAGAGTATCGGCGTTCCACGCAAGCGCTTTGCACGAACAGTCGCGCAAGCCATCGAACACATAAGAGTCTGCGAATACGGAGATCGATAGTCGCTGCCGCACTCGGCGCACTGTCTAGGTGGAAGCGCTGCTATTTTCGCGGCCTGTCGCGCCTGCTTGTATTCGCGAAAACACGGCTTGCAGTATGACTGCCCTGGTGACCACTCAGATGAGTCGCGCAGGGTCGAGCACTTTGGGCAGATTCGGGTAGCGTGACCCACATCAACTCCTCATCCGAGTTGGTCATGCCCCCGGTCTGTTGGCGCAGATGCGGGGGTCTTCGTTACTCCAAATTCTATCGATTTAGATGCGTGACGAGTGCAGGCTGGCGTACACATCGCCATAGAACAGAGGCGGATACACAGTCAGGTCCGGTTCAACCTCGCCGTCGCTCTCCACCTCGATCGGCGTGCACGCTCGACCAGCAACAACTAGGCGATGCCCTGAGAGCTGAGCAGTCACATTCGTGAGCAGAAGCAGCACAGCATCAGCAGTGATCCCCACCGCGCGGATCCGCCACTCGTAGTCCGCGTCCGAATCGGCAGCTTGCGGAGCGGTGAGACGGTCATCGTCCCGATCCCCAGGATGGGCGAACAAGATCACATACTGATCCCGAACCAGAGTCGGTGGGGTTCCAGCCATCCGGGCCGAATCGAACACCTTCCCGGCCAGGGCAGCATCAGCCTCAAGCCTGGCCTTCACCGCCGCGTAATGCGCCCTCATTTCAGAGCATCCTTCGCGGCCTGCTCTAGGCCCTTCACGAAGTCGGCCTCTATTGCCTTCGCGGTCTCCCGCGCCGCGTGTTGAGGCTTCGATCGAACGCCGCCGGGCGCCTCATCAAGGATTCCGAGCGCACCCTGCGGTCGAGTCAGGTTCGGGCCGATCTCCGCACCGATCACCCCGTCCGTGTCCAGCTTCATCTCGTAGTCGATCGACTTCGGGTAACGCCGGGCGCTCCTCCCCGACGCCTTGGCAGCTCGATCCTGCATCTCGTCCTTGCCCAGGCGAGCGGTGACCTCCACCGCCTTCCTCGTCAACGGGACGATCTCAGCCGCAGCCTCCCCGAGATCCGCAGCAAGCTGATTCAGTTCGGAGAAGTCGAATCCGATTCCGTTGGTCACATCACACCTCCGAAACCGGGTAACGGTGAGATGTCGTCTGCCCAGACTGCGGTGCACCCTTGACTAGGAATTCACGCCCCACCAGGGACGGGTCTGCTGTGGAGGCGTCCACGATGATAGTGTGCCCCTCCGGGATCAGAGCCGCGGAGATCGGGATTTTCACAGTGACGCCCTGCACCCCGAACTGCTGCCCCACCGCCGCCTGGTCCGACACCGTCAGCGTCGGGTACTTGACCAGCCCGACCCCGGAGTATCGAACATCAGTGAGGGTGCGGACTGTTTCATACGTGGCCGGGTCAATTCCCTCAACCCACAGGCCGGCACGTATCGTCTCCGTGAAGCCGGCTTCCACGAATGCCCGACCAGCGACTAGGACAGATCCCCGACTCACAGTGATGGCTCCCACAGGTCCGGGGTCACCCACCAGCCGTTCTCACGTCGTTGCCCGGCCGGCCGGATCGTGAATGCCCCGTCAGACGCCCCGTCCCCGGCGCTCAGCAGATTCGCTTCCGCATCGGACAGGTAGAGGGCCCCCGTGGACACTGCCGCGTCGAGACGATACCGGTAGTCGTCGGACTGCTCCTCTAGCTTCCCATCCGGGTTGTTCAGAACCCGCAGGACCATGGCGCACTGAATCTGCACGACAAGAGCGTTGAAAGCCGTGTCCGCGGGAGTCGCGGCTAGACGATCCGCCACGGAAGGGACCCGGGCGGTGATGACCGTGAACGCATCCTCGAGAAGGACGGCACCCACGGATTTCTCTTGGTTGGTGAGGGTGCGCAACGACCGATCATTCAGATCGGTTACGTCTGCTGGACCGGCCATTGCGCACCCCTTCCGTTCAGGTTCTACTAGGAGATGGTGGCGTTGGTGATCTTGCGGAACCGGCCCACGTCGCGAGCGACGAATCCGATCTCCACCTCCACCAGGACAGCGAACATGTTCTGCTGCCACAGGTTGATCACGTTCGGAATCACGACGGCGTCTTCACCCGAACCGAAGGTGACACTGCCGTCCACGACCGATGCCTGGTTGGAGATGTCGACCTTGATGCCCTCGACCGTGCCGTAGAACGTAGACGCCCACTCGCCGGCGAAGCCGATGGTCTCCGGCGTACCGGAGGCGTACACACCCTGCGTGTAGTACACCGGCTCGCCCAGAAGCGACCCGACCGGGGAACCGGCCTGGATGTCGGTGAACAGCAGCGGCCGACCGGTGGAATCCACCTGTCCGAGCAGAAGGCCCTTCGCCTGCGAGCTCAGCGCCCACCCATCGAGAGTGCCACCAGCCGCGGCGATGTCGGTGTAAGCCTTCACCAGGCCGCTGTAGGTGTTCTTCTTCACGTCGGTCGCATGCGGGCCGATCGGAACCGCCGTCGCACCGCCGAGCGTGTCGAAGCCGGACCCTGGCGCGACGGTGCCGAACACGGTCGCATCGAACTTCTTCGCGATCGCGTTCGGAAGTCGACGCCGCAGCTCCTCGTACACCCCGGGAAGGTCACGACGGAACTCGTTCGAGAAGGTCTCGATCACCGCCAGCTTGTACGGGGTGAGGACCTTCTTGCCGAGAGTCGCCCGCGACACAGGCTTCGCGGCGGTCTCAGCGACCCAGTCCGCAGCAGCGTCACCAGTGATGATCGGGATGGTCAGGCCGGGGCCGGGGACACGGATCGGGGTGGCAAGCTGCATGACAGCCGACGCCTCCAGCGTGTCCGCCCAGATCTCCTGCGAGATCTCCTTGGGCAGCAGATCGGCAGCATTCGAGCTACCGCGGGACAGATCAACCATGATGGTTGTCCTTTCTAGAGTTTGCTTTCAGCGAATGCAGCGAATGCGTCCGCAGTGGTGGTGCCCGTCTTCCCCTTCGCCCCTTGCGAGGGGTCAGCTTTGGGGAAAGGGCTCTGATTGGTGTCCGGGACGAGTTCTTTAAGGGACGCCGCGTCAGCCTTGAAAGTGGCTTCGTCGGTTCCCTGGAGGCGAGCAATGAGGTTCGCGGGCAGCCCCTCACTGATTCCGGTGTTCAGCTTCAGGATCGTGAGATCCCTCTCGCCGAGCTCCGTTGTCAGAGTGGCGTTCGCGGCCTCCAACTCGGAGACCTTCGCCAGGGCCTTCTCGAGGTCCGACTTGTCGGCGTCCTCGATCTGCTTCAGCTTCGCCTCGAGAGCCTTCGCAGCCTTCTCGGCGTCATCCGCACGCTTCCGTTCGGCCGTGAGAGCGGCTTTGCCTGCATCTCCCAGTGCGGCAGGGTCGCCCTGCTGGCCGGGGTTCTCGTTTTCGGGCATGGGTTTGTGCTCCAAATCGCTCGGAGGTGAAACCGCCAAACATCGCGTATAGGCGGGGTATGTGGGTCGGCTTAGCCGAGGGTGAAATTGCCGTACCGGAGGGTGGCCCGGTTCACGAGGATGCGGTCAGCGCGACGCTGGTCCTCGATCTCCCGCGTCCACTGGCTGGTCGGGACGCTGTAGCCGCTCCTGGGCCGGTATTGCAGGTAGCCGGCGTCGCGGAGAAACGCTTGCCGCAGGGCCGTGTCGTCACCAGCGATCTCGATAATCGACTCCGGCATCAACCGGACGCGACCAGCGGACGTGCGACCGAATTGACCGCGCGCAGTTGCCCCTTCGGTGGTCGTGTACACCCGCACAGGGGCCCCGTCCGGACGGAACCCGATGGTGGTCTTCTGCATCCGGTTCCACTGAGCCCCAGTAGGCGTCCGGTAGGAGTAGCCGATGCCTTTCGCGCCGCGGCGAGCCGACACCACCTGGTTCATGTCAGCACCATCACGCAGGGCTTGAGCGCCGGCCTTCCCGAAGACTCGATCCTGGTCGGCGTCGGACATTTCCTCGAAGATCTCCTCCGGACTCTTGCCGAAGTCCTGACCTTTTGGCAGTGGTTGGCAGGTGCAGCGGCAAGCCGGATGACGTTTGAACGGCCGGAACTGTGTCGCCCCAGCCAGGATGATGCAGCGAGAGCACGCACCCGGCTCCACCACCCGCACATACCGCGTGTAGCCCTTGCCGGCAGAAGAGGTGAGATCCGCTGAGCGTCCCAGATCGGCCAGTGCCGTCTTCAGCATCGCCGTGAGGTACACCGCGCCTGCATGCATCGCCTCACGGCGCCCCAGCCCCGCCCCGATCGCCTCCTTCGTGGTCGTCACGGACCCGCGGAGCAGCGTGGAGGTGGACCGACCGCTGCCATCGACGCCGACGAACGATTCCGGGATGATCCTCGAATCATCCGCCGCGAACCCGTACGAGCTCGACAACTTTGCTGTGTACGTGTCCGCAGCTTTCGCTGCTGTGAGCTGTGCAGCATCCACACGTTGAGTCAGGGCCGGCTCGATGCGATTCCACGACGCATCCAATGCGGTGAAGTCCATCTGCCGCCACAACGACAGCGCCCGGTTCGTGGCGGCGGTGCTGATCGCGATCAGCCGTTGCTGATGGGCGTCAGCGATCTCGTCGGGGTGCATCACGCCTCATTGAGGGCCTGCTGCACACCGAACCCGAGCGCCATGTCCGAATCGGCTTGACGACGGGAACGCATCTGATCGATCGCTGCAGGCGACTCACCAAGACGTTCCTGTGCGGTCTCCCAGTCGATGAGACCCACCTGGAAACGCTTCACGATCGCATCGGTGACCTGTGCCACTGTCGGGGTGCCTGCGTCACGCCAGATGGTCTCCAACTGGCGTGCATCGTCCGACCACTGCCCGTCCCGGAAGCGGAGCACCAGGCGTTGCACTGACTCCCAGCCGTGCCCGAGGGTGACCTGCTTGCGTTCTGCATTCTTGATCAGTCGCGTCTCACCGGCTCGCTGTCCGTCCGCCGAGGGGGGGTTCTCAGTGTTGAGGCCGAAGTACTCCACCGGCAACGAGGTGACCCCGGAGGCTTGGCGGGCGTACACGTTCATTGCCGTCTCGAAGTTCGCGAGGTCGGCCGCATCGAACTGGAAGGTCTTGGCGTTCGCGTTCGACAACGCCCACACCGATCCGAAATAGGACTGCCAGGCGGACAGAGGCTTGCCATCCTGATCGACAAAGTCGCCCTTCGTCGCACCAAGAACACCCCGCTGAGGAGCGGCAACCGTTTCCTGGGCAAGCTGGAGGTTAGTGACCGCCCGGGACGCGGAGTCGGCGATGGGGATGACATCAGCCATCTCGGAGACGCCCTCCACGATGCTGTTCTTGCGCCGGGTGGCACGATTCCGGTTCACCAACGCCACCACGGGCGGGGCGCCGAGGTTGTGCTCGTCGGGGTCGAACTCGTCCACCCATTTGCCGCCATCGTTGATCAACCAGCGGGTGCGATTCGGAAGGTAGAGGGTTGCTCGGCGGTCGTCGCCTCCAACATCCGGCGGGTCGTACATGCGCACTGCAGAAGTCACTCGACGGGTCCGGGGATCACGGGCCGCGATCATCTCCATCGGAGATTCCACCGTGATGAGCGGATGCTCCCTATCCTGCTCGTTCGTCCCCACGCACACGTAGGAGCGGGCGAGAGCGAGCGCATCAGTGTGGGCGAACGTTTGCCGCTCATCCATGTTGTTGTACTGCCACGTCTCCCACAGAGACTTGTCGGCAGGCTTCCCCGGCATCCGGAACCCCTGAATATCCAGACGACGCTCCACCGCATCTACCGTCACCCGAGGCCAGTTCAAAAAAACGGTGAAATTCCGCAGCTCATCCGGGATGGAAAGGCCGAGCTGCTCGAGCTTGTGGTCGCCCTCGTAATAGTCATTCAAGACCCCCGTCTGGTGGCGAGAACGGATGAGCGTTTCGCGCAGGTTCGTGAACAACGACAGTTCGGTGACGGAGAGCTCGGACAACGGTTCTCCTATCTCCGGAAGATCATGACTCGGTTGTCTTCGGCTGGCTTGGTGGCTTCCCCAACGGTGCGAGCGAAGGCGTAGGTCGCGAGAGTGACCGCGACAAGCGGGGTAATGTCCGTGGTGTCGCGCCGGTGCCACCCCCACAGCCCGGATTCCCCCAAGGGCCGCTTCCGGG